CATTGGCTTCGAAAATGAGATATCGATCCTCATGGAGCACAAGGGTCTGACTCGAGAGGAAGCTGAGCCACTGGCAGCGGAGCGTATCCGAAACACTTACCCAACGTACTCGATGGTGGGTAAAGCGGGTACATGGCTCCGACGCTTCCCGCTCGCAGGTACGTTCGTATCGTTCCCTGCGGAGATTATCCGAACCTCATTCAACATGCTGCGTTACCTGAAGCAGGACCTTGACGATCCTGATATGCGTGACGTTGCCATGCAAAGAATCACTGGTCTGAGCATTGTTTCTGGTGGTGCGTTTGCACTGACAGCAGCACTACGAGACCAGCTAGATGTGGACGAAGAAGAAGACGAAGCAGTACGACTGCTAGCACCGCCCTGGTCACAAAATTCCAACCTCGCTTACATCGGTCGTAAGGATGGCAACTTGCAGTACCTCGACCTGTCAGCTCTCGATCCATACTCATACTGGAAGCGACCCATCAATGCGATGCTGCGTGACCAGCCTTTGGATGATGCAGTCGTTCAGGCTACCAGCGAAATGCTCGCACCGTTCTTTGGTCAGGACATTGCTTTCGGTGCTCTGGCTGAGATCTGGAAGAACGAGAAAGCAAGTGGAGCGTCGGTATATAACCCATCGGATACACCCGTCAGCCAACTCGCAGATATCACGGGACACATGTTCGATGCCGTTGCACCATCTCTGACCGACAATGTCACCAGAACCATGGCTGCAATCGATGGCGGTGTGACAGCATCCGGTCGTCGCTATGAGCTAGAAGACGAACTCGCTGCCTTCGTCGGCTTCCGGGTTACAACACTCGATCCGAAGATATCCCTCTACTACAAGGCGTTCGAGTTCAACGAGTCTAAGCGCCGATCAACAGACTTGCTGAGAAGCACGTTCAGAGGTGTGAATGAGGTCAGTGACGAAGAGTTGCGTCAGTCGTTTAACGTCAGTTCCAGAGCGCGGAAAGAAGCGTTCGAGAAGATGATCAAGATTGTCGAGGCGGTGAGACGTTCCGGTCTCAATGACTCACAGATCAAGCAAGTGCTGCGAAGTAATGGAATCACAGCGAAAGATGCCAAGGCTCTGATGAGCGGAGACATCACCAAATACAACATCACGGATTCGACCCTGAAGAGCAGCATCAAGCGAGCCGACTTCCTCGTTGGTGAGTCTACTGCTGCTGAATTCCAGCGCAGGTTCCGATACCTGCAATCGTTAGAGGAAGAGTGATATGCACGATGGCAAGCCCTGCAAGGGCAAGCGCGGCAAAAAATCCATGAAGAAGTCTTTACCCAAGCGGGGTCAACGAGCTGCTACTAACAAGCGCAAGCGAGGATAGTTAGTCGGCTAAGACTCCGAAGACTGTTTCTGAGATGAGTGCCGCTGAGAAAGCCAAGATGAAAAAGGCGAAGACAAGTTCGAAAAAGATTCCATATCGTCATAAGCGATCGAAATGATTGGCGCTGGGTCTTTGCTGAAAAGTGAAGACCCGTATATCTCATACTGCCTCACCTTCTTGGCTACTGTTATTGGGTGATAACCCATAATCAGACCGACGCCCGAATAGTTTTGCCCGTTATCCAAAAGCTCTTTGGCTTGCTTGACTTCATCCTCTGTCACTTAATCACCCGTAGGTGACCATAAGTGCGCTTTTCTCTAATCGGTTCTGGTGCATCGAGACCGCCAAACTGAGGGCTTGCCGAAACAAGATTCAGCAGCTCTACCAAGTCGCTCTTGACCCGCTGTACAGGGATGACGTTGAACTGAATCAGAGCTAAATCTTTACCCTGATCTTTGAATAGTTCGACCGCATCGTATCGGTCTTTCGCAGTGTTATAGAACGTCACCTGTGGTGGGCATTCGTTGTAATCGGTGATGCGAAAAATATTCCAAGTTTCCATCTTAACCTCCTGTAAAAGGGGGAGGCTCTCCGTTAATCTAGGGGTCGGTGGAGAGCCGTCCCAAACCAGTCAAGGTTGGAATCCATGTATCGTGATAGCGTTACAAGCGCCTCTCGTAAGTAATTGATTCTACTGAGGATGCGTATGGAAACCTTGCCAAGGTTGAGGTCGCGAGTTCGAATCTCGTTTCCCGCTCCATTTTTAACATCTCCAGTAAGATCAATGGTTTACCATCACTTTACTGGGTTCCAACCTGTATGAAAGGGAATAGGTTAGTTCGCTGACTAGCATGTTTCCCTCCGGCTTCAAGGTTGCACTCCATCATTTCTGACGCAATACACCTTGCATACGGTTAGCCACTTCGCGTTTCCGCTCCGTGTTTAGGTGGGTATATCTTGCTACCGAATTGAGTGAAGCCCAGTTACCCATCTCCACTAACTCGACGGCTTGAGTGCCCGCCTTAATGTGGTACGAAGCATAGGAATGTCGGAGCGTGTGGAACGTAGTTCCCGCTGGCAAGCCAGCTATCTTTACCGCTCGTCTCCATGTCTTGTTAACCACACTTTTCTGCGACAACGGTTCCCCGTTATCTTGGAAGAAAACGTACTCGATATCCGACACCCTTCGGCTCGTATGCTCGAGGTCCTCTTTCATCCGCATCCTGCGCTTGAGCAGTGCCTGACAATCCCTTGTCAGCGACATCGACACTGGCTTATTGTTCTTCATCTCGGCTGCGGAGAACTCCAGCACAGAGAATCCATGCTTGACGTGTCTCCACTTGAGCGTCCGAACATTGTTGTTACGCAACCCGGTAAGGAATGCGAACTCAGCCATGTCTGCTCTCAGAGGATCCAGTGCTCGAATCAGTCTACCGACCTCATTCGGCTCCAGATAGTTTGTCCTCCTGTTCTCCTCTAAAGCTTTGATCTTCGGTGGAACGAACTTCATTTCAAGTTCCTCCACCGCGAAGTTCAGCATTGCCCTGAGGTAGTTTAGGTAACAGTTGACGGTGCTGTTCTTCAGCTTTCTTTCCTGCTGAAGCGATCCCACTAAAACCCGAATGTCGAGAGTTGTTATCTCGTCGAGCTGGTGGTCACCCCACTCATCAACCATTTCGCTAATTACGCGCTTGGCTGTGCCGTTCCTCTCGATCCCTCGCCGACTACAAGTGGTGAGGTAAATTTTCGAAAGCTTCTCAAAAGTACAAAGTCCCATAGTTCTACTCCATGAATCAGGAGAGGCGCTCGGAACCTTTTGGACTATATTGTTTTGTGTCTTCATTGTCATCCCTGTAAAAAAGCCCCCCGTAGGGGGCAAGCCACACTAAGAGTCCAGCTCGTAACGTGAGCCAACCGGAATTAGGTGAGGCGTTTCGGACACTGGTGCCTCTGACCAGTTCTTCGTAGGGTTTCCCCCTGTCCTATCTCATGGAGTGAGAATTAGTTGATCAGCTCACCTTCAGCGATCTCAGGCTCAGCCTCTTCCTCTTGTGTAGGAAGTAGCTTCTGAAGATCGATGTTGATGACCTCTTGACCGATGCGAGCCAAATCGATGATCGTGCCCATAACAGCCATAGCGTTCTGACCGTTCTGTGCGCGGACCAAAAGCTCCTTGCATGGTTGACTGAGATCATCAACGTTGTAGGTCTGACCGTTGATTTGGATTTGCTGCTGTTCATTCATCGAGATTTTCTCCTTGCGTTGTCTCGAATAAGTCGGTAGTTGCGCGGTGCGTTGAGTGCTAGTTCCGCTTGGGGTGTTTGTCGATCCGTGAATGAATGCCCTCTGCCACATACTTCGCAGTACGGTTCAGCCTGGGCGATCCTGTCGCGGACACCAACCATCTCGATGGACAAGTCTTCACCGAAGTGAAGCGGGTCGTCGCCAACTTGGATGACATGTTCCTCGACACCCAAGCCAGTTTTGATATTGACGATCCCTTCCTGTCGATCGCGATGATTCCTGACTCCGCGAATCCATATACGATGGTCGAAGGATGAGTTTGGACGCTTGTCATCTAAATCATATCCTCCGTAAACCACCGTATTTACAGCTCTGGTGATTCGCAGTCCCATAAATGGTGTCCCTTAAAATGGCAGGTCGTCCTCTAAGACGGGCTTAGAGGTTTGCACTACACCATCATCGGTCTTAGCTTTTTTCTGCCAGACCCTGAGGGCGAGCTGCTCGTTACCTGCTCGGTTAGTTTCCTTGCACACGGTGATGCCAAGAGCCAGCAGACCAGCATCGGTCTCGACGTGAAGGTTCCCTGAGTGTGTCGGGATCTTCATGCCTTGCTCTTCTTTTGACATGTCGTTGTACCAGTCATACTGAGTGAGACGTTCATGTTCACGCAGCTTGTCGTCTCGTGACGTGAGCCACGCTTTGCCAGTGTTCGGCTTCGGTTGGAAGTCGCTCATTAAATAGCTCCATATTTGATGTTGATTTGACGGTTGTTGTTCTCTCGACGAAACGTCTCGGGTGAGCCGCCTCGATCGAGAACCGCCTGATCTCCGCCTAGAAATTCGTAGGCTTTGCGATAGTCAATGGTTGGGGTTCGATTGATGAGCTGAACGGTGACCAGTCCGTCTGTTACGGAGCATTGGTATTGGTCAGCGATACTTTTTTTCAGCGCATCAGATTTCTTTTTGATCGCAGCGATCTCTTCGAGGTCGTCGTGGTAAGTCTCTTGTAGCTCAGCGAGTCGTCGCTGTAGAAAGCTAAGCTCCTCCATCTCTTTGGTGGGCTTGACCTTCATTACGTCGTCTTGAGCTGGCTTGATGTACTCCTGTCGCAGCTCCTCATCGGCAGCGATAGTTTGAATGTGATCGAACCATGCTTCGTACAGGCTAATACGTTGAACTGTTCCGGCGGCAGGCTCCGGCAAAAGCTTTCCGGGCACGTTCTCATTTAGCCAGCCTTTCACTCGATCAACGCGCTCAATCTTGACCTTAGGTGTGGCAGCATCGTTATCGGCGAGGTAACAAATAAAATCGCACCAATCGACTTCAAGGCACTCCATCTGGAGGTAAACCTGCCACAGGTACATAGCCTTCTTATCATCAAAGATGCTGTACGGCTCTTTGTTGTACTTCGGGTAGGGACACTTGATCTCGATGCACCCTGATAAACCAACCAACCCATCGGGACTAGCAGCTATGAAGGGGTACTCTGGATGTACAACCAGACCCGTTTCCTCCACTTCATAACCCCTAAGGTACTCTAGGTAGTCACGAGCAACCGGCTCCATAGCAGTTCCATGCTCCATTGCCGGAACGATTTCAAACTCGTTCTCACAACCACAGATGTCGCGTACCTTTTGTCGGACAAACTTTTCCTTTGTAAGGTGTGGGTGTTTGTCCTCAAGCACCGCGATGGTAGACGCAGTCAGCTTGTTCTTGCGTTCATCTAGCCACTCTTGGCTTCCCTGCTCATGCACTGAATTTCTCCTTGAGCCACTCATCGAACTTGGTGCGATCGACTTCTAGTCCTCTGGCTCGCATTCCGCTTTCGTACTTGGTGAATCGCTTTTTCGCTTCGGTTGCAGTCTTTGCTTCAACCACCTTGGCTTCATTGAACAACCGATTTTTAATCTCAGTTGCGTTCGGCTCTTTCTTAGCTGGCTTTGCCGCCTCAGGCACCGGCTCGTAATCGTCATCGGTGATCTCGTCCTCGAGGGACACTGAAGTCTTGTGCTCGATGGCATCCTTATCGCCGCCGAGACCTAGCGCCAAAACTAAAGAGAAGCGCTTGGCATACGTTAAGGCAGCTCCGTACTGCGCCTCACTTGGTTTACTAGGCGGAACCTTAACGATCCCACCAGACATGCGCCCGCCGCTCGTGTGATAGATCACAGTCTCTACAGCGACACCGCCTTGTACGGGGTGCGAGATATGATGGGCGAACAAGCCAAGTGAATGTAAAAGAGGTGTGACTTCAGCCTTGATGACTTCGTACTTCACGTACTTTCCGAAGGCGGCTTTGTCTTTTGCGGCTAGGATTGTGGCGTCGGTATGCCACTTGAGCATTGCATCGAGAAGACCGGGCGTTTGGACGTCCTGAGTCGGAGACATTTCCATGTTCACTATCCATGTTTTGCATATTGAGATGTGAATATGGGCAAAAAAAATCACCCTGTCAACACCAAATGGTGATCGAGGGTGACGTTTTCTGGGTTTTTAACCTTGTTTCTTTTTAGACCATCCGATTGACTCGCTGAACTCTTCAATAACCGAAAAGTTATGGCTTGACATTGCATGACCAAATCTAGCCAGGTCGATGCACAGCCACCAGACGCCACCCTCGTAAGGAGTCAACTTGCAATACAGAAGGCGAGGCTTTGGTTCCGCTTCATGTATCAAAGTGACGACCGGCTCGTTGGTTGCCAGCACTGTATGAATGGCTTGTACAAAACCTTTGTATATCTCTGGGTTCCTAAAGCGTAGCTGGGTCAGCATGTCCGCTTCTGGATCATAACCGTGTGCTCTAATAGATGCGATTGTGGGCTCGTCACGCCACCGGGTTTTCAAATCATTGCTGACGGCACCGATTAAGATTCCGTCCTTGAAGTTGAGCAGTGGTGAATTCACCGCAGCGTTTTTTAACTTCTTGTTCTCTGGCTCGTCTCCCGACGCGAGCCTTTTCCATAGCTTATCAAGCCAGTAAGCATCATTTCTCAGCTCTTTTCCATGTACCTCACAATCCATTTACCACCACCCCATCATTTTCATTTTCACTTTCACTTTCAATATTACTTATTTCGGAACCCAGCTTGGCAAGCATAGCTGTACCGCTGACTTCATCTTTGTAGGCTAAGAGAGTGAGTCTTGCAAACTGACTAGGCGTCATTTCCGCGTCGTCCCCGCGCTCAACCGCCTTCAAAAGACGTAAACATGCGGCTAATTTTTTTTCGTCTAAAACGTCGCTTTTGTGTTCGACACCGTAAATCCATTCCATGATGTCGATATTTAGGTGTTCGGCTACACGCCATATTTCATCGTGTCCCCGAGGAAGTGCGCCAGATTGCCAGTTAGACACCTGACCGTGTGATACCCCGAGGTCTCGAGCAAGGTTCTGGGTTTTGCCCCAGTCCCGATAGCCCGCCTCGCGGCACTTGCGTTCAAAATAAAGAGCGCGTTGCTCTTTAGAAATTTCCATTGTCGATCCTTGTTTTAGAGTGTGGAAACCGGAATATACAGATTCAGTTGGTATTTGGAAATGCTGTAATTACATCCAGTGGTTTCGATTTAAATACCGATTCAACCCTGTTGACTTCCCGATTCAGTAGGAATAATGTGGCTCACTCACCATGGATTTGGGGGCAAGAATGGGTGACACCGCTAACGATTTCACGATCGTCCTGAACAAGGTCATGCGTGACAATCGACTAGATGCAAGTGGTCTAGGTCTGCTCTGTTACTTACATCACCTCCCCGAGACATGGGTCGTCGTACCGTCCCAGTTAGCAGAAAGGTTTGGATGCAGCCGTAACAAGATTGTTCGCCTCCTCACCACGCTCGCTGAATTAGGTTACGTCGATTGCAATCAGCCCAGAAATCAAGATGGGTCGTTTAGCAAGAGAGTATGGAAAGTGTCCAAAACCGGGGTCCCGGATAAACGGGAGGCGGTGAAACGGACACTACTAAGTACTAATAATTTACAAAACACTAACCAAAACAAAGAAAAAGATCTCACTTGGCGTGAGAAATTCTACGAGCAGTGCCCCACGTTCTGCTCTCAACCGTTTTGGAACCGATGGATCGACTACAAGGCGGAAGCCAACAAAAACCGTCCGTTCAAGCAGCAAACCGTTTCGCAGTCTAAGAACAAGCTGGAGTCACTGCACCGTCGTGGCTATTCGGCTGACGAAGTTATCGAAGTCACCATCAACAGGAACTGGAAAGGGATTGGTGATCACACCTATGAACCCTATCGCCGGTGTAAGCGAGACGTGGCTACCGAGTTGATAATTTAATGGATATACGAGAACTCAAGCAGGAGCTGGGCAATCGCGCTCTATCTCTCTGCAACACACTTTTCCCTGACGGCAGAGTCGAAGGGCAAGAGTTTAAAGTGGGCTCTGTTTCGGGGGAGCCAGGGCGATCTTTGAGCGTGTACCTCAACGGCGAACGCGCTGGTAACTGGACAGACTTCGCTACCGGCGAAGGTGGCGACATGATTGACCTGATCATGCAAGCCCATCGCATGGATATTAAAGACGCCATGGAATGGGGTCGTCGTGAGTGCAACATCAGAGAGAAGCACCACGCGAAGATACGTTCCCCGCAGCCAAAGGCGTACGTCGCGCCCAAGTTACCTGAGCCGCTCGAAGATAACGATGTTTTGGAAAAGGTCATGCTCGACCGAGGCTTTCAAAACTGCTCATCGATCATCGAGCGCCACAAGATATTCTCTTTCAAGACATCGAAAGGTCTTGACGTTGTCTTTCCTTTTTACAGTCCAGACGGTTCCCTCGAGATGATCAAGAACAAGGCGCTTGATCACGACGGTAACCCCGGAATGTGCGGTCAGAGCAATCAGAAGCCCGTGCTGTTTGGTTGGCACACCATGCCGCCAGCCAGCCGACAGGTGTGGATTACCGAAGGCGAGTGGGATGCCATTTCCGCTTCGGAAATAGGATTCCCCGCCCTGAGCGTTCCAACGGGCGGTGGCAAGGGAGCAAAGCAAACCAAGTGGATTGCTAATGAATACGAGAACCTAGCTCGCTTCGATGAGATCGTCATCGCGACAGACATGGACGAGCAAGGGGAGCTGGCTGCAAAAGAGATAGCTCAGCGTCTTGGTGATCGCTGTATCCGCATCAAACTGCCGGTCAAAGACATCAACGAGCTGCTGCAAAAAGTCGGGGCTGAGCAAGCTAAGTTTGCCCTCCAGAAGTGTTATGAAGATGCCAAGTGGCAAGACCCTGAGACACTGCGCTCCGTTGCCGAGTTTGGCACGGACATTGCCGATTACTTCCTAGATAAGGACAGCCGTGCGGGTGGCTTCACCATGGGCTGGGAGAAAACTGAGGAGCTGGACTACCGGTTTAGACCCAGCGAGCTGGTCGGCATTGTTGGCTTTTCAGGCTCAGGCAAAACCATGTTTCTTGGTCAGCTCTCACTTAATGCGATTGAGCAGGACCAGAAGATTCTTGTTGCCTCAATGGAGATGTCGCCGAAGAACCTGCTGGGACGGATGTTTCAACAGGCTTGCGCTGTATCTAACCCAACTGCTGAGTATCAATCGAAGGTCATGGAGTGGATGGCTCACAACCTGTGGCTGTACATCGACAACCTGAACCCCAAGATCGGAGACCTGCTCAAGTGCTTCGAGTACGCCTACCGCCGGTATGGGGTGAGCGTCTTCATCATCGACAGCCTCACTTGTATGTGTAGTCACGAGGACTACCGCAAGCAGCAGGAGATTGTTGAGAAGATTGTCCAGTTCAAAAACGCCTTCAACTGCACCGTTTTTCTTGTCACGCACTCGCGCAAACAAGAGGACGAAAGTCGTGCTCCGGGAAAGTTTGATGTCAAGGGTTCCGGTGCGATCACTGACTTGGCGGACAGCTTCTTCTCGATCTGGAAGAACAAGCGGAAGGCAGAGCACATGCAGATCTGCAACATCACTGGCGATGAACCCGAAGAGGACATAGCCAAGCAGTGGGATGTTCAGGTCACCGTCCTCAAGAACCGAAACGGTCAGTTCGAGGGACGTATTGGATTCGACTTCGACGATGGCACCTGCCAGTACGTCGAGCGTCGAGGAGGGAAACCACGGAAGTACATTCAATGGAGTAAAGCATGATTCAACAAGAGCAGTTCGCAGAGAACATTCGTACGGCAGGAGCCGCAGTAGAGACAGCCGAGCGACTGGCGGCAGTCAAGGAAGCCGAAGAGAAAAAGCTCTTCGCTCGATTTCAAGTAGAGGCTGAGGCTCAGGGTCACAAGACAGCCGCAGCTCAGACACGTTATGCCGACTACAAAGAGGAGATGTTTGAAGCCCGCATGAACAAGGGCGTTGCCAAGGCAGCGATCTCTGCTGCGAAAGCAAACCTCCTCGCTGCTGAAGTCGAGTTCAAGACGTGGCAGACACAGATGGCAACTATCAGACAGGAGAAGCGTGTTTATGGGAGCTGATCGAGTCATACCCCAGTGGGTACAGGAAGCTATCCGGGAGCGAGACGATCGCTTGAAGGCAGACTTCTGTCGGACACAAAACGCACTTGCTGTTCGCCATGGAGACGAAATCTTTCTTCCCGAAGAGCTTGAGATTGTTTCCTACAAAAGAGAAGGCAAGAACACGTTCATTAGATATCGGAGGGTAAAGCATGACTCAGAAAACCACTGAACCAGACTGGGTTGAGCTGGCGCGTGAATCGATAGAGGCACACCAGCGCAAAGATATTCGCCGATCAATCGAGCACTTTGCCGATCTGATCAATAAGCAAAAGGCTCGTAACGAGCGAGCACTAAAAGACGTGGGGGCACATGAAAAAGGATGAAGTCAAGAAGTCCAACCCGTGCGGAACGGGAATGGATGGATGCCATAACAAATCACGGCTGTGTCGTGTGTCAAAGGGAGTTTGGGATCTTCACGGATGCGGAGATACATCACATCGATGGCAAGACGAAACCGGGGGCGCATTTAAAGACGATACCCCTGTGCTATCGCCATCACAGAGAAGGAGAAGACTGCAATGGGTATACCTCTAGACACCCCTACAAGAAACGGTTCGAGGGACGTTATGGGACAGAAGAAGAACTCCTCGAGTCCCTCCAGCGGGAGCTTGGATTCTGCTACACCTGAGGATTGGGATCGCGTTTCCAAGCCAAGGCACTACGCCTCACAAAACGCAGAGTATCCACGACTCGAGTGCATTGACGCTATCAAGGCGGCTTGCTCGATCGATGAGTTCCGTGGGCACTGCAAAGCCAACGTCATGAAGTACACATGGCGGTGCGATCACAAGGGGGCGACGATCAATGACCTCCGCAAGGCTCGCCAGTATTTAGACTGGCTGATCGAGAGCTACCTGTGAACTGCTGGGTTTGCGGCGATAGGCTTATCTGGGGTGGTGACAATGACGCCGAGACAGATGAGGGTAACCACCTGATAGAAACGAATCTGTCATGCAATGGTTGTGGCGCGTTCGTTCTGGTCTATCACGGACAGCAAGACAATGACGAACAGTAGGAACAAAGGAGCCGCCTTCGAGCGTGAGGTGTGCTCATGGATCTATGACGAGTTCGGAGTGAAGGTTCGGAGAAACCTCACGCAGTATCAGGAAGCGGATCTCGCTGACATTGAACTGCCTCCCTTCGTCATAGAGTGTAAGCGCTACGGGTCGGGTAACTGGCACAAGCCAGATTGGTGGGATCAAGTTTGTCGGGCAGCCAACGACAGCATCCCGTTACTCATCTATCGGTACGACCGACAGCCCACCCGCATGGTGTTGCCTCTCCACATTGTTGGAGATTACCCCGTGAACAATCAGATGACCTGCACGGTCGGGCTTGAGGAAGGAGCGATGATCATTCGAGAGGTACTGAATGCGACCCGCAGATTTCAGGCATCAAGTGAGCCAGTCAGCGAAGAAGCTTTATTGGACTGACGTTCTAGCTGACATCGAGGACAGGTTCCCTCCAGCATTTCACGCGCTGGCAATCGAGACTGTCCTCTACTACCTACCGCCCGAGATCTGTGACCAGCCGGACATAGATACTCGCCGCGCCATCATCGACTCCATACCGGATGACTGCGAGCCTTCGCATGCCAAAGGTCTGGTCAAGGAGCACGTCAAGATTCTCTGGAGGAAACGTGCCGTTCGCTCATGATCTAGCCATAGGTATCCAAGCGGAGCTGAGGCTCCTCGAGCACCTCCGCCAGAAATATCCTGACGCCTACAAGGTGGAAGGCAAGCACAGCGAGTACGATTTGGTGGTGCCAGGGCGATTTACTGTTGAGGTAAAGTTTGATCCTGCGTCACAGCGGACGGGAAACGTGGTGATCGAGTATTACCACGGGAAGGCTTCGGGCTTGCACGTCAGCACAGCGGACTGGTGGGTCTTCGACACCGGAGAGAGAGATGGTGTCATCTGGCTCACACAGTCCGCCGTACGTCAGTGTATCGTTAGCGAGTCGTTACAGCCGGTAAAAATACAAGGTCCAGATGATCGTCTTCCGAAATGGGTCTTTCTAGTTCCATTAAAGGTCTTAAAGCGATATTCATCTCAAGAGCCTTGATCGCCATGTCTGGCATCGTCCGGTAACCCCTCGCTGATTGTGACCGCTTCCAGTTGCGTACTGTCCACGGGCTTACACCGATCATAGTTGCTACCTGCGACGAATCCAATCCATGGTCGTCCATCAACGACATTAGCCGTTCGTTGTTGCTCATCTTCATACTCCCAAAAGCTTACTAACAAAAAGGCAAAGCCGACCGTGCTCAGGTACAGCCACTCACGCCTGTTCACTTACAATCTGCGTGAGTTCCCTCAGCAGCTCCTGCTGCCGACGCAGCTTCTCAACGTCCGGTTGGCACAAAGCCATCTTGATCAGGTTCAGCTCCATTGGGGTCAATACGATTGACGACTTCATGCCGTCCGCCAGTACGTCCCAATACTTTCGCTCCTTCTCATTGAGCATTTGGATTGCTTGTTGCTTCCTCATGCGTACGTCTCCAATATAAAGTCAAAGAATTGCTGGAGGCTCTCGCCCTCCAGCTCCACGGTTTCTCCGTTGTATGTGATCTCTTCCCAGTCGATAAACGTCTGTGGCTCTCTGCTCACCGACCCCCAAAACTCGACAGTCTCGTACTCTGTCCAGATCTTGAGGTTGTCGATCTCGATATCACTGGGATCGATCTTGACGGTGGCAATGATCAACGTTGAGAACCCTCCAGTAGCTCGTCGAGCTTCTCCAGCAGTTCCGCCACATCAATGGTGGGGTCTTCATCACTTTTTAAAACAATCATGCTGATCTCCTTATGTCGGCACAGAATTCAGTCTCGAACCACTCGCCGACAGAGAGGTCAGAGTTTTCAACCGTGCGGACGAATTTCATAGATTCGTTGACGGTTCTTATTCCATCGGAGCCGAAGTAGTGGTCGCGTATGTCCCACACCAGCTCCGTGTTCGAGTGTTCGCGCTGAAGGACGTAACGCACTTTGAGGTGCGCGTAGTCCTCCCTCCGGTACGTCCGCCTCATGAGATATCCTCCAAGGGTTCACTTTCTGGGTTACGACTGAAGGGTCTGTTATCAAGGTCACAATCAACCCAGACGACCCAGCATCCGAAATAAGGGCTTTCAAAGTCGTAGTGTTCTCCAGTCATGACGTGAGCTTCGATGCCCTTGTCTATGCAGGCTTGCGCTAAAATCTTTGCACCGATAAATCCTCCGGCATGCTGGTCAGTCCAAAGCATGCAACCGCGCTCCCATTTTTCGGCGTCAAACGTGTCCCTAGCTTTTGCATCCCAGAACATAACGCCACGCTCTGTCCACTTGCCCGCAGACGAACCCGTACTCCAAAGCACGTCGATATCGGCATCACTAAAATCCAGATCGACTTTCATGATCGCTCCTTGTATTTTTTCTTCAGGTACTCATCGACTTTCCGGTCGAGCGCTTTTGCCCCCCAGACCCATAGCCAGGTTTTGGCAAACTCCTCGGTGGACTGACCCTCCAGCCCCACGCGCCCGTTGATTGCCTCGAGGTCGATATCCGACAGGTTGTATTCGACGGTGATTTTCATCAGTGCACCTCCTTTATGTGGTGGTTTCTAAATTCGATTGCCACGCTATCTATGTCCTCACGAGTCCAAAGCTTGTTGTGTGAAAGAAACTGGCTGGTGACGCTGTGCTTGGTCAGTCGAGAGCGGCGGTCAAACAGCACGCCGTCCCATGCTTTTGGACTCCACCCCATAGTTCCTAGACCGCCCTCGGGGCGAATGAAAAGCTTGCCGTTGTTTAGCTCCACGATTACTAATCTCATGACTTGTCCTCCGTTCGTGCGTAGTCGAATGAAATGCGGGTCTCGTCGTCGTCGTAGACGTACACGGTTAGACCCAGTTCAGGGATTTCGTAGCCAGTACATTCACCCCAGTCGCAGTCCGTGGTTCGGGTACGAATCGCGGTGAAGTGACCTTCATCGATAAGTCTCATGACGCTTCCCCCTGTACTTCACAGGCATTGGGGTTGGGTGAGTCAGACTCGTAAACATCGCCCCATGTCCAGTCGCCCTCGCCGTCTTCTTCCATGGGGGTTGGGGGGTTGTTTCTGACCCACTCGTAAACTTCGCCCTCAGTCCAGTGTTCGGGGGCGTTGACCTCAGTTATCAGGTCGGTGTGCATCGTCGCTGTGACGGTCCATGTTTTGGTTTTCATGCCGCATCCTCCGCTTCGTCTAAGCAGTCGTGGCAGGTGCCGTTGTCGCTTTCTGTGTCGATAAAACCGCTCTCGACTAGCTGGTTGCACTCAGGGCATTTCTGCCACTGAGCCTCGTCGGGGTGAACCATGTTGGTTTCTCCACCGCAGTCGTCACACCAGATCCCGATCTCTCCAAGCTCGTCGTCTCTGGCAATTCCGCCGCTGTGAAAAAGGGTGTAGTTGTAGTGAACGTGATCGTTCGTCCCACAGCTCTTGCACACGAGCTCGGGATCCATCTCGATTACAAATTTGATTAAGTCAGTCATGTCTTTCTCCATCATGAAAAATCATGAAAAAAATGGGGCGGGGAAATAAATCCCTCACCACTCGTCCTCCTCGTATTCCCAAGCGTCTGTTATGAAGTCAAAGTCCGACCCGCACTCGCGCAACCCCTTGTCATAAAGCTCAGAACAGCAGTCGTTGATGATTTCCTCAGAAATTTTGCGGAGCTTTTCTAACGCTTCGTCATGAGAGTTCGCGTGAATGTCGATGAACATATCGAGTGTCGGCATACAGCGGAATGTGTATTTAGGTTGGCTCATGACGCTTCCTCCGCATTCCAGTCGTAATAATCAGGGTTGGCTAACGGCACGATCTGCCCCTCAGCCCACTCTGGCTGTGCAGGGTCTTTGACCATGAAAAATTCGAAGTCCTCTGGCTCATGCGGGAGCGGCTCGCGCTCCCATCCGATCTCAAGTGTTGGTGTGCAGAGGATTGTTCTTCCGCTCTCATCCTGAACGCTGAATGAAACGCCCAAGTCGATCAGTACTGCTCGTGGCAGTGGATACCCATCGGCGTCATTGAAAACGCACAGCTCATCGATCTCGCGCTGGTGACTGTCCGGCATTTCCTCGTGGTTCATCCCACACGCATCACACGACGGCTGAGTAGCTTTGTGCTTGATGTAAACCTCTGGCTCACCCTCGCACTCGCAGTCCCAGAACTTAGGGTTGAGTTTTGGGCAAAACCACTCCGACTCGCTGATATGTTCCGGTCTCTGGTTCAGGCTCATGACTTCACCTCCCGCAGTTCCGCCAGTGCTTTTTCGACGCTGAAAATGTAGTCAGCCATCTGCTTATCAGCATCCAAGTTGTCGGGGTCGATGTAGGGCGTACCGTTGCCCATTTCATTCCAGAAGCCGACACTCACTCCCGACACGTAGCGCAGGTCACCGATGTAGTTTTCGAGATACCCGCAGGCATTCATGACTGGCTGGCTCATGACTTCACCTCCCGCAGTTCCGCCTGAACAAACAGGTCGTCCGGCAGTGAAAAAATAAGCGCTTGAAGCTTCTCCGCTTGTGCTACGGCTTCGTCATCACGTCCCGCGCCTTTCATCATTGCGAGCATGCTCAGGTGAAACCACATTTGATCGCGCATTAGTTTCTGTTCCATTTCTCTCTCCATGTGACGGTGTAAAAGCACACCCGAAAGGACACCCGCAGGTGCCCAGTCGGCTAGGCTCTAGCGAGTGCCTCGTGAAACTGTTCCTCGAGGTAAAACAGATCGGTCTCGCAGTTCCACGGATCAAAAAAGTCAGTCCACCAGCACACCGTCTGGTTGCCCTCAGAGGCGATCACAAACGGCGGGGCTTCGTCCCCTTGGGTTGGGTGTTCGTAGAAGTCGAAACGCCTCCGCTCGCCCATTGAAAAGCCCAAGTGGTAGCAGTCGCGGCGGATGCGTTCGGGGTCGTATTTTTTGTGAGACCACACTAGATGTCCCTCCCGTAATCAACCGAGACAAACACTTCGCGCACGTCCGACGTAGAGCCGTCAGCGTTGCGGCGAAGGTCAGCGAAGGGGGAACCCATGACCACGCCCACGGAGCGGCTGAACCATTGCCCCGTGCAGTCGTAGTCACTGGTGATGTCCTCGCGGAAATACTCAACAGCCAGCTCTAGCAGTTCCGCGTGAGAAAGGTCGGCGGGCACCACAGCGGTTAGGACAAATTTGGCATCCGTTCCGTTATTGTCCCGACCGTCGAATACGTCCCAAGTGCGAGCGTTGGCGTCGTCAATAAAGCCGTGGACTAGATGGTTTCTCATGCCGCCGCCTCCTCTAACAGCTCCGCCAAAGCGTCTCTAACGCCGTTGTGGATCAGGTGAAAGGCGATCAGGGTCATGACACGGTCAACGCTCCAGTCTTCACCACAGCCGCCACAGTCCTCAAAATCGCTTTCGGCTTGATTGAACAGGTCGGAATGACAGCGGCGCATCATGTCGCACAGATCCCACGCTTGCGCGGTGTAGATCACCCACTGGTGACCGTCGGCAAACTGCCACGCCAGATCATCAACGTCTGAGTCGTATTGCTTGGACTCCGCCACGATGTCATGGGCGGCGCTCTCAACTTCCTCGATAAATTCTGCGTAATTCATTGGTTTCTCTCTCCATGGCTTGGTGCAAAGTCACACCCGAAAACGCCCCCGAAGGGGCGCAGACGGCTGGGGCTTAGGCGGTCTCTCCAGTGAACGCGAACATAATCTCGCGGCATCGCTCGAGGGTCTGACGGCTGGGGGTTGATGTGCTGACGTGTTTGCCGCTCATGAACTTGACGACTCGCAAAATGCCGTTGTCGATTTCGCGGCGGACTTCGGCGTGGTATCCGATGACGCCACGGGAGCAGTAGCCCTCGCTGGCATCCTCGACGATGTAGCGCACACCAGCGGATGTCTGGTACTGCGCGAAAGGTCTGCCGCGTGAATCAGCACCGAACAAGCAATCGTCGTGGTAGCAGGGTGATGTTCGTTTCATTTGTCTCTCTCCATGTGATTTTTTGGGTGGGTTCGCTGAACCCTTTTACAGACTTAACCCCTAACATTTGCAATGTCAACAGGTAAATGTTCATGGTAGAATTTGACCCTTGATATCACTTTGACCAGGCACCCAAAAAATGGATGTGAATCAGAGACTTGAGAGAATCGAGGAAAAGCTCGACAGCGTGTCCGAAATGTTGGCGCAGTTGGGACGAATCGAAGAACGAGCGAGCGGAATCGACACGCGAGTGACTCGCCACGAGTACCGGCTGGACGTGATCGAAGGCATCCAGCGAGAGCAGTCGGAAAAGCTCTCGAGCCACATCGGGAAGGGTCTGATATTCGAGCGAGCCGCGTGGATTGTTTTGGCTGGTGTGCTGAGTGTTGGAAGCGAAATTTTTTAGCGCGGGAAAAAAGAACCCGCACCCCATGTCCGTTTCCCCTATAGGGAGAAGACAGCGAGAGAGGTTGCAAACGTCATGACAGACAAGCTGCGGAAGCTCACAGAGAGACAGAGACGGTTCGTCGATGAATACATGGCTTGCGGTAACGGCGCAGAGGCGGCAAGGCGAGCCGGTTACAGCGAAGGCATCGCCAAAGTGCAAGCCAGCGAGAACCTGACCAAACAGAACGTAAAGGCAGAAATTGAGCGGAGACGGCAGGAAATGAGCGAGGAAAGCGAAGACAGACGGGCGAAATGGATCCTCCGTCTTGAGGCTCTGGCGGACTGCGCCGACAAGGACGCGGACAAGCTCCGCGCAATTGAGGGGCTTTTTAAGGCTGAGGGCTGGCTGGCTCCCGAAAAATCAGAGGTTGTGGCGCTAAATGGTGCTTTTTTGGCGGAAATTGACCTCGAGGACGAAGAAAACCCTCCAGATATCAATGACTTACACTAACCGAGTGCAACCTTTAGCAGGTTGGAACCCGCGCAGGTAGGGGGTGTATCAGGGGGGGGTATGGCGTATCGCGACCCCCGCCATCGACCATCTGGTTCCATTGAGGTTAGACACTGTATGGAGGGGGGTATGAC